TCTCACCCTCAGTATTTGGCGATACACCTTGGTGTATCCGTAAGGAGGAAACCTATGACTATAAGTCATAAGGGTACTGTCAAACGACTGTTATGTTATGGTCTTGATCCAAGCTCTGCGGTACAGGTTACTACCTATGTCGAGAACTTAATCAAGAACAATGGACCTGAGTGGACAATCTCTAGGTTGAAGACAATCAAAGTTGGATACCTGAACTATTTGTCCGGTATTACCCCAGAATGGGGATGGGTGAAATGTAAAGCTGGTTTACCAGCTGGTCCATTACACTCTATCTTCGATCTGCATAAACCCCATAAGATATTGAATTGTCTTATGGTTTACAGTCAACTCATTAGCCCAAAGGTTAGTGAGAAGCAGTGGTTAAAGTTCTCGAATTCCGTCCGATTCTCTCGTGAGAGAGGGTTAGAGTTATTCAGAGGCTTTAATTTAGTTGTGAACAGTTTCATAGGTTCTAGATATCTCTCAACTCGTCTTTTACAAGGCGATTTGTTGATTGAGAAATTCTTTGCATCTGTGAGATCTCCCGATATGTATGCTGGGTTTAAGACTGCGAAGTCTACCCCCAAGTTAATACTTGAACAGTTCAATCACCCGATTGCTCGGTCCTTTATTAACAAACATCTTAGCGGTGTTTTACCTGACTTCTTCATGGAAGAAATTAGTAAACAATGGTCACAAATCCACTACGTCCTACCTGCTCTAGAGCATAAGGAGACTGTGGGTCGTATCTCTTTCCTTCAAGAACCTGGTTACAAGCTTAGGGCTATTGCTAATCCTTTGCCATGTTTCCAGTTGCTTCTTAATCCTCTTAAAGATGATCTCCTTACCCTTTTAGGGAATTTGGAGAACGACTTTACTATGGACCAAGAGGCAGGTGTCCTATATATTCAAGGCTTACTTAGGGGCGGTGTTAAAGTAAGTAGCGTCGATTTATCTGATGCTACAAACTATCTACCACTCAAAGACCAAATAAACGTACTAAAATCCATTTATGGTAATAATCCGTTTATCGACCTCTTTGAAGAAGTCTCTACATCCGATTGGATCTGTTCATCACCGGAAGGTGATATAAAGATTAAATGGATGACTGGTCAGCCTTTAGGTCTAGGACCATCATTTCCTTCATTTGCACTCTACCACCACTTTATTGTGAGAATGGTGATTTGTAATGTTGAAGGATCTGTTGACCCTCTTCGTCATTTGTATGATGAATTGTCTGGTGAACGTCAGGACGTCAGTTATAATTACGCTATTGTTGGTGATGACATTGTCATAGACCAAAAGTATGCGTCTGAGTACCTACGTACAATCAGTGCGTTGGAGTGCAAGGTGTCACTTGAAAAGTGCATCTTTAATTCATCCACTGCAGAATTTTGTTCAAGGTTTATAACCAAGGACAAGATCCTAAGACAGTTTAAATGGAAAGTTCCTACTGATAAGTCATATTTAGATATGGCAAAGCAATTTGGTCCTTCCATACTTCCTCTTTTGCGTCCCAAACAGCGTGAGATCCTTAAGGTTATAGGTGAAATACCCGATACCCTCAAAGGTCCTGTTGGTTGGAACCCTTACGGGAAACCATTGGCTCAACGTGAAGCTGAGCTTTGGAAAATCGCTGAAGAATTGGAAAAGCTAAAAAGCCCTTACAATCCGTCAGTACCGAGAAATGAGATTCACTATCTGTTAAAAAGAGAGTTGGGGATGATTCATATAAAGTCTTTGACAATATATGACCACCTCAATGATCAAAATAACAGAGTATCTTGTGATCCTCGCCAGAGTTTTACTTCGGAGATGGCATGGCGTCTTAGCCATTCGTCTTCGGAATCAGTTAAAGTTGCATTATTTTCGGCTATTGAAATAGCAGGAGGTTTTGAAACTCTCGTGAAATCCTTGACTTCTGAAGAAAGACGTGATTTAGATTACGTCCACTCATTAGTTAATGAGCCCGGTGCCAAAATCCATTGGGAAGATCCTAATCTCAGCAAGTTGTACTCTCTTATTAAGAGATACCAACAACAGTCTAAGACAG